GAGAAAAGTTTTATCCAAAAGGTTTATGGTGAACCAACAACCAGAAGTGGTGTTGTTGAAGGTTGGGATGCTCCGCCACCAACGATTGTCTCTGATGACTTTCAAGCCCGAAGGGCTGCTGGGTTGCAGTCTATGGCAGATGCCGATAGATTTGCGGCTATGTCTAATGCGCCTCCTTCTTGGTTTCCCCCGGTTACCGAGAGGGTAGAAGAAGAGGTATCATGGCCTCCTATAGGTCCTCAGCCTGATCCTGTAGCGTTGAGTGAGTTTGATTACTCCAGATGGACAGCACCTGTCACTCCATCAGGGAGAACTCTAGTTAGTGCAAGAGACACTTACAATTTATCTGATGATACTATAAAAAAATTAGGCGGTGTTGAGCCAGCCTATGGTGATGAAGCATTTTTGGTTAGAGGTGCAGTAGATGCTTTTGGAGAGTTGAAGAGAAGGTTTAAGGATGAGCATGGAGTAGAGTTAAAACTGGAAAGCGCTTATAGAAGCCCAGAGCACGATACGGCAGTAGGCGGAGAAGGAAAGGCTCATGTTGAAGGCATTGGTGTAGATATAAGTTTTCAGAATCTTTCCAAGAAACAAATTAAAAGCCTAAAAGATATGGCGGAAAGGCTTGGTCTTAAATTCAGGGATTATGATAACAGTCGCCATTTTGATTATGTAGAGACTGAAGAAGATAAAAAATTCCTTGAAACATTACTGGCTAGAGGTGCTGAAGCCGCTGATGTTGGAATGATCGAGGCTGTAGATGCGGTTGATGAGAGATTTCATGTGCCTACTGCGGTACAAGATTTAGCGGCAGATGTTGTTACCGGCCCTTCTGAACGTCCGTTTCCTGTTCCTACTGGTCAGGACGATCCTTTTGATGATTCTTACTTGGGCTCTGAAAGACAGATAGCCAATACTGCACATTGGCAGCAAATGTTGGAAGATAAAGCAATGCGCGAAGCAATGGAGGGGTATGGTACTCGGACTCCTGTCCCTCCTGCGTCAGCATTAGGGGCCACTGATTACCCGTTCCAGACAGGACCTAATGTGGTAGGGTATGGCCCCGGTGGGTTAGGAGATATCCCCCCAGCGGACGTTACAGCCGCTCTGATGAGGGGTTATCGCGATCCAGTTCTGCCAGTAGAAGATGCTCCCGGAGCAAGAGTAGCAGGCCCCTTTATTCCTTATCCTACTAATGTTCATCCAGATGCTATGGTTCCTCCTTATTGGGCGGGTGAACAATTTCCAGATATTGATCGTCAGTATCCTGTCCCAACTGGTCAGGATGATGATGTGGGACAGCCACGCGCAAGTAGTGATTATGCTATTGAGGGAATGATAAGAGATGCCGAGAGGTCTGGCAGATCGTTGGATCGTCGCTTTGCGGGTATGGGCGAAGGTCCAAGTGGTGATATAGGGCGTATTCCTTGGGATCAGCCTCCAGCACCATCCGCGGAAGCAGTTGAGGCTGTGGAAATTTATCGTTCTGAGGCAGCAGATGAACTGAGAGATACTTTGAGGGCGGAAGGAAGTAATGAGGCAATAGCACTTGCAGACCAGTTAGATATAGAACAGAGATTTGGAGCGGGTCAGGATTTTGATAAATCTGATTTTTACTTCCCAGAAGATGAAGAGCAGTCTTTGTGGGATAAAATAAAGGGTGGAATTTCTGATGCATGGAATTGGCGCCCAGATGCAACTGAACTTGGGGATAGCGCTTATACTGACGTAATGATAAGGGATCAGATAGCCGATGACGCGGCGGCAAGTCAATTAAGGGAAGATAAGTTTCTGGCCGGAGCCCCTCCAGCAGGTCTAGAGCCGTTACAAATTCCACCTTCACCAATGATCGCGGGTGCTGTTGAACCCGCGCCTACTGCACCTCCATTATTGGATGATATAACTCAGCAACCTGATTTAATGCCTGAGGGTGATTTGGGATTTGCAGGAGAAGAAGGTTTGTCTCCACTTGAACAACCTGTTATTGAGGAAGCACAAACTTTGGAAGATTGGACAGCGGCTCTCTATGGTGAACCACCGGGTGTTCCGCAATTTCCTGTAGTGCCTTATCCCGGCTCTCCGGAACTAACTAAGATGGGATTCTACGCTCAAGACTATAAACAGTCTGATCTAGTGAATCCTCCATCTGAAATGATACGCAATGCTTTCCCTTGGGCTAGAGACCTTCCAACTGACGTATTGGAAAGGGCCGCTAGGGATGGAGAGTTCTTTAGGAGCCTGATGGATATGTACGGAAGACCGGAAGGTGGGGGAAGTTGGACTAACCCCGATCAAGTGGCTCCCGCTCAAGTAGCACCGCCCTCTCCTCAAGTGGTCGGTGCAGACATTGGGGTTCCTCCTGAGTTGGCCGCTGAAATAGCGGCTGCTGGAGAGGTTCCTGTAGAGGAGGTCGCAGTAGATACCGGAGTGCAAAATGCTCAGGCAATATCTGAGGCAAGAGCCACCTTGAATGATTTAATAAGTCAATTAAGTTGGATACAGAGAATGGCTATACAAGGGGCTGGCATTGATCTTGATAAATTTAGTGGGCCTTTTAATAGGGATGATATAGCGGCTTTGTATCAGTTTATGCTACAGAATAAAGATAGAGTAGGTCCTGAGATTTGGGCTCAGATTGAAGCCATTAATGAGGTATTAGGATAATAAAATGCCTATAAAGAGATGTGCTCTTCCCAAAGGGAAGAAGGGGTGGAAATGGGGTGACAAGGGGAAATGTTACCCAACTCGTAAACAGGCCGAAAGGCAAGCGGGAGCGGCTTATGCGGCAGGTTATAAAGGAAAATAGGGTGTCAGTGTGTTGCCTGTTATAGCGAAGGGCGTCGAATATAAGAATAATAATGCAAACGCCGCAAAACAATTTGCTGAATGGGCGCACACTGCCCCGTTTAATCAAATGGTCGAAGCGTGTGCTGATTGCCATCGTGATAATAATATTGATGATTCTTTCATTAGGACTCTTGGGCAGTTGGATCGCTATTACCTTGGTGTGTTTCTTTGCAACCGTCATGATATGCTACATCCGTGGATTTACGATAGGTGTAGGGAAGTCGAGTCCGAAAGAGATTCAAGACTAGATTTATGGGCTCGGTTCCATTATAAGAGTTCAATTATCACATTTCTGGGTAGTGTGCAGGAGATTCTGTGTAACCCAGATATCACGATAGGGTTGTTATCGTATTCTGCAAGACAGGCCAAGCCGTTTTTAAGGCAGATAATGCAGGAATTTGATTCTAATGAGAAGTTAAAACAACTTTATCCTGATATTTTGTGGGAAAAGCCTCGTCTTCAGGCGCCTAAATGGGCTGAAAATGAGGGAATATGTGTTAAAAGATTCGCTAACCCTAAAGAACAGACGATTGAAGCGCATGGATTAGTGGATGGACAGCCTACAGGGCGTCACTTTGATCTCATTATATATGACGATGTGGTAGTTCAGGAGGCTGTTAATACTCCAGAACAGATAAAGAAAACCACAACTCAGTGGGAATTATCCCTTAATTTGGGTTCAACTTATAGGCCTAGATTCCAGTATGCTGGTACTAGATACTCTTACGGGGATACTTATGGGACTATTCTTCAAAGGGCGGCTGTAAAGCCTAGAATTCATCCGGCGACTGTAAATGGTCAGATGGATGGAGAGCCTGTATTTCTTGAGAAAGAAAGATGGGAGGAGATTAAGAAGACGACATCAACCTACACGGTTGCTTGTCAGCAGTTATTGAATCCTATTGCTGGTTCTGATATTGCGTTTAAGGAAGAGTGGTGGAACCAGTGGGAGATTAGGCCTTATACACTTAATGCATATATTATGTGTGATCCCGCGCACTCGCGTAAACGAGAGTCTAATAGAACGGCTATTGCTGTTGTTGGTGTGGATGCTAATTATAATAAGTTTCTTTTGGACGGAATGTGCCATAGACTTTCGCTTTCAGGGCGCTGGGAATATATAAAGAGTCTTAGGACTAAATGGAAGAGGGCGCCCGGTATCAGAGAAGTAAAGATTGGTTATGAGCGGTACGGGGCTCAATCTGATATTGAACATTTTAAGGAAATGATGCGGATAGATGGAAGTTCATTTCCTACCTACGAATTGAATTGGACTGGTGGAGGCGGCTCTCAGTCTAAGCAGGATAGAATACAAAGACTTGAGCCTGATCTAAAAGATGGTTCATTTTTCTTTCCTTATCCCACTGATGAGAAAATGTTAACCTCTCACCAGAAAGATTATAAAATGAAGAAGCAGGAATTTCTTATATCTAAGAAGATCATGCGAAAAGATGAAGAAGGTAAGTTATACGATCTTGTTGACTGGGT